ATACAAAGGTCATTATACTTATCCTATGGTGGCGCAATTTTCAACTGGAATATTGGCGCACTTTTCAATTAGTATCTACATTCAATGAGCCAAATTGTATCTTTAGCCATTCTATCGGTGTTTCATCCCCATAAGTAGAAGACAATAGCCCTAAACTCGGAATGCTGTCATTCAACGCCAGTTCTGAATGGGTTGCATTACATCTGACAAGTTTGAACTGCAAATCAGGGTTGTAATCAAGAATGAATTGTGCAGGATCGGGATATTTATTCAATAACGCCCTCTGCTTCAAGTTCCTTTCTCTTTTTTGCGGCAGCTTCTCTAACGGTTGTAGCGACTGCAAGAACTGAATCACGTTTTCGCTGCTCGCTATCCTGTTGATTTTTACTAAGTCTTGTCCCATTATAGTTTCCTTCCAATATTTTAGTAAAGTTTGCTTGTTTGAAAATCCAATCAAAGTCGCATTTCCAATTGCGGTCATTAGCTCCAAGTAGGAACGGGGATTGAAGAATGAGATTGAAAACACTCCTCACTGACTCTTTCCCATATTGGGCTATCCGGGCTTTTACAGCCTTTTTTCTCACATCAGTCATTGATCTTATCTGCTGGAGTCTGTCTTTGAATGTGGTATTATAGTATTCCATCAATCCGCTGTAATCAATCTTTTCAGAGGGGGAGGGCGAAGAAAGCTTGTCTTTCTTTGATACTCCGTCAGGAGTATTTTCTTTCTTTTGATGTAGAGATATATCTATATACTCTCTTTCTTCTTTCTTTGTATTTGTGCCCTCTGTGTGCCCTGATTTTTGTAAAAGTTCGGATTGCGGTAGATTGTTGTTCATGGACTGTGCCCCAAGTTGTGCCCTTAGTTGTGCCCATTCGTGTCTTAATTCATTGATTTCCTTTTCAATACCTGTGTCCTTACTTGTGCCCTTGGTTGTGCCCATTGGATTATATTCTTCATATTTACATAAGGTTATAAGGTTCATTCCTTGATTGCACTCAACAGTTATCATACCTTTCTTTCTAAGATGCACAAGAAAGGAACGCACCTTCTTTTCAGACCATTTCCAACGCTGTGACAGAAATCTTATGGATGCAGGATATTGACCTCTTGAATAAGAGATTTCTCGACCTCCGATACTCTCCTTTCGGGGCGTTGCCTCAAATCGTGCAGACTGAATTAAGTCTAACCACGCTTCGCAACTGCTAAAAGTACGGGCTTCATTCCACATTTCATTCGAGAAAAACCTGCGGCTTAGCCTCAAAAATCCTTCGTCCATAGTCTTAGAATCTCACGTTAGTTAATTGCCTTCCGTTAGAAAATACAGCCCACTTACCATTACCGCTATCAAACAATCGTAAATCCGACACCTCTCCGAAACGTTTGATGTTACCGCATAAATCCACAATCCATCCACATTCTTTAGAAGGATGCGGGCGGATGGCACGACCGACTATCTGATACCACATGGCAAGTGACATTGTAGGACGTGCCATAACGACCGTATCAAGTTCCGGATAGTCAAAGCCAGTCGTAAGTACACCCACATTAGCTACTACCGGAATTTCACCAGCTTTGAACGCCTCAAGAATATGTTCACGTTCTTTCTTAGGAGTATCACCTGAAACGATAGCGCAACCGGGTATTGACATCGTTAACCGTTCCGCTTCTTTCAAAAAACGGGTAAAGACCAAAATACCCTTCCGTTTTCCTCCGGCTTTGGGATTCATCAGCCTTTGGACGATATGAACGAGATAACCGTAGAAGTCTATCCGTTCATATTCTTTTTGAACTGACCTATCCGTATAGTCGGCACCAGTAGTATTTACTTTCAAGTTAAGTTCATTCCACCCTGAAGGATTCATTGAATAGTAATCCAACTTCGCCAAGTAGCCCATATCTAATAGGGTTGATACCTGTACATGATAAATGACCTCTGAAAAGACATGAGGTTTTGTCCGAGTGATAAATTTCAGCATGGAGCCGAAATCACGACTGGAGCTTAAACGGTATGGCGTTGCTGTCAGTCCAAGAACCTTACACTTCACTGCATCAAAAAAATCCTTGTACATTCCCTCTTTGGGGTTTACAAGATGACATTCATCCACAATGATGTTCTTGAAGTGGGTAAACAGTTCGGGATGATTCTTCACACTGCCGATTGTAGCAAATGTTATCCGGCTTATCTCTTTTGAGTTGAAGGAAGCCGAATAGATGCTGCAATCAAGAATACCGTATGAGCAGAGTTTCTTGAAATTCTGTTCGAGTATTTCCTTCGAGGGCTGGAACACCAAGGTATGACCGTCAAGCCTTGCGGCTATATCCGCTATGATAAGCGACTTTCCGCTGCCCGTAGGTAACACCATAATGGCATTTGTTTTCTTCGCCTTGTTATTGAAGAAAGAAACGGCAGCATCAGAGGCTTTCTGTTGGTAATCTCGTAATACATAACTCATAGCCCTTTCTCCTTTCGTAACTTCTTATTAAGTGCTTTGTAATACTTGATTAGCTGTTCGTACTCAAAATCAGTCATTTTGGAAGTGCCGGCAGCTTTCACCTTCAGCAAATCAAATTTCTGTTGACCTATTTTAGCAATTAGATTCACCCGATAGCCTTCCAAATGGTCAGCTTTGAATCTGTTGCAGTGTCGACATTCGGCATGACAATTGTTTTCATCAAAACGGGTCGCCAGATGTGTGCGACTGAAATAGTGTCCGCAGTCAGCTTGTCCGAATGGTTTTATCTGTCCGCACGAGATACATCTAAAATACCCGTTTGGCATTGCATCACGAAGCCGGATAAAAAGGGAAAACTCCTTGTCGAGCTTAGCTTTCAAATCCGGCTTCTTCTTTATTGTTATCCCTGCTTTATCAAACAGAGGTAAAGGCTTGTCTTTCTTCTTGGCCTTTGTTCGTTTTATGTAGTATGGCATTATTTAAATCCCCATTCTTTCATGTAGTCAATGTTTTCAGGAAATCCCTCTACTGATTTAGGACTAAGGAATATTTTCTCACTCTTCAATGGAGTGCCTCCCCAAACAGTAGCAGGGCATTCTTCATATTCTTCTTTAGAAACTTCACTTACATTAAAATGGGGTTGGAAGCCATATCCCATTACGCTTTCCCCTAAGTAAGTACCAAACTTCTTTAAAGCCCATTGAAATGCAATATCTTTATATAGGTAATGTTTAGAAAACACAGCCACATATATTTTATGAGAGAAATTTCCTGTTTCTGTTAAGTCAGGATTACATCTGATACAGAAATACTTAATACGTGAAAGTATTTCTTCAACAAACCTTTCATGCTTTTCGCAATCTTCTTTCGTTAAGAACTCTTTCCCGTCATTTGCAATGTAAATAGTCTTGGTAATTTCTTTTGTTTCCATGCTGTTTTTTATTAAAGCCCCGAAGCGTAGTCTCCGGGGCACAACCATTATTTACTAACCCTTGCCATTTATGTGTGGCTCACATTTATGTGGAGATGGGGCGATTCGAACACCCAATTAAGGACTTATCCTTTTGCGCTACTTCTAAGGTTAATTACTCCTTATATCTCACGTACCGTACTTTCTACCATGTGCACCTCTCGAAAGTCAAAAGCACTCCACTGCGCACCCCCATTTTCGCCCGCCCCATCTTCACAGACCGGACAGGCAGGTTAACAAAGTTACACCTCAACGATTACAATGTCTGGTGCAATCTGTCTGATGGCATCCAACTGTACATCAATGACTTTATTCTTGTATTCCTCAATTGCTTCATTTGCGCCAGCCGACACAAGAGAAAGGGAAACATCTCTACCGTCTACATCAGCGTAAATCTCAACTTCGATTTCTTCACAGGCAAAGCCTTTGAAAAGAGGGATGTTCAGTTTGAATGATTTCGGCAAATTGGAATCAACCACCTGCGAGTAGTTGTCAACTTTGCTACCGTTTTCCTCCTTGCTGCGCTCAATGTCTTGGTTTACCTTTGCTTTGAAATTCTTCAAAGTAGATACAAGCATCATATTCTGTGACTTGTCAGTAAAGAAAGCACGGTGCATTTTGATGAACTTAGATAACTTGATGGGTTCCCATTTCTTTTCAACGTTAATACCGAACTCCTGCATTTCTTTTGAAGCCTGTAAAATACCGTTGATTTCTGTCTGATAGTAACTGGTTTCGTCAATCGTCAGAGCCATCCTCATCTTATCACGGTTTACAATAATGTTCGTCGCTTTCTGGTTAATCAGTTCGACACGTTTCTCCAACCATCTGATAGGTGCATCTATCGTTCCATTGATAACTACTCTTTCTGGTTCTTTTGGGTCGAGTGCTACGGGGGCTTCTCCCTCTCTCAATACTACTTCGATAGGTTTGCCGTTATAGTCTTTCGGCACAACCAAGTTAATTTTGTTTTCGCTCATGATTCTGTTCCTGTTTTACGGTTAATACTGAATACTGTCTTCTGCATTTCTTGCGGCATAATCGGGCGGCTATAAACCAGCTCACCCAACTTGTTATAGAATCCTGCCATCTTTTCCTCATGGTAGAGAATTTTGGCACATTCTTCATTTTCCACAAACTCAGAACCTCTCTTGATGTGGTCCAGAAGTTCCTGCTTTTCTTCATTCAAAGGCTTCAGGCGTTCTTTGAACTCTTCCATAGCCTCTTTCTTTTCAATCTCAATATCATTGATGGTGATTGATACCTCGGCTAATGTTTCTTTCTTTTGCGCCAATTCTTCGGGTGTGAATCGGTGGGTATAACCGATTTTCTCTACTGCATCGGCATTATCCTGAAGGAACTGCCAACGTTCCTGCTCAAGGATGTCTTGTCCTAAAAATTTATCCATAAATATTTTACTTTTGGTTATTATTCTTCAACCATACTTCATATTCTTCTTTATAGAAATCAGGAATAATCCCTTTGCGTTTAAAGTCGATATAGTCCTGTACCATACAATCATCCCAGTCAACTCCGTTGTCGGGTACATCTTCCGTTTCTGATGTACAAAGAGTGTATTCAAGTGGATTATACCCACTGTTGAGCCCATATTCTTCAACTATCTTGATTACATTTTCATCGGTGGTTATTTGTTTGATTTCACTTTCAGCCACACACCCGGATATTTCAGAGTGTTTGCCAAGTACTTCACCGAAATAAACACTGATTTTGTTATTCACTAAGTATTCGACATCTTCTGTATCTGCAATAAATACTCCTTCAAGATTGCCCATTCTTCCGCAATCGAAGTCCATTTTAAATAATGCTTTCATAACTAAATAAATTCTTGATTTCTTTGTATTTCCTGCTGGGCGTATATCAGCATTTGATGTTCATTTGCAGCCGGCAGATAGATACCTGCCACTGAGGCACTCCAATTACGGAAACGGTCAATACTCAAAGTCATTTCACCTGTTGTCAGCTCGGCAGAACTTCTTAAGTAAGTTACTTCCTTACCTTTCTTGTTGACCGTCTTTCTCTCAAACAAATCACGGTTGCAAGTCCTCTTATAAAAATCAATTTTTGCTTCGTCGAGACTGCAACCGTACTCACTACCGAAATACCCTAAAAGAAGATGCAAGTAGCTGTTTTGGGCAAGCGTGCGGTTAGGTAGTTTCTTTTTCACTTCCACAATAGCCTTTTGCTTATATAATTGATTTACATACTCTTTAAACCTATCATGTTCAAAAGAATTATTTAGGTTAAATATCATATTTATACCTCCATATATAATTATATGCACTTTTAATATGTCCTCGACAACATTGAGATATAGTTTTAAGATTATAGCCATTTTTTAATGCCGCAATCGTTGCAGATGGATACTGATTTAATAAATTTCCACTCCTATCATACTGCAATACTACCTTCTGTTGAGATTCTGCTTGTTTCTTTCTACCGCTACCATAATTTGTATTATAGGCACAAGAGCACCATTCCAAATTAGAAACCATATTATTCTTCTTATTTTCATCTATATGATTAATTACAGGTAAATTAAATGGATTAGGTAGAAAGGCTTCGGCAACAAGTCGATGAATATTTTTCTGTTTTAGTTTATTTTCTTTCGATAAACTTACAGATAAATATCCATTTCTTACAACTTGCTTTAACATACGACCTTTGTATATCCTTTGTTTTCCTTTATACCTATATCCAACAGTTCTATCAACTGAACGTATCTGACCATAATTAGACACTTGGTATAACTCTTCATATCCTTTTACATCTTTCCAAATTTCTTCCATATATTCATTCTTCAAGTCGAAAATCATACGCTAAAATGGCAAATCGTCCTTGGGATTACCATTCGCATCAACAGGAGGCGGAAAATCCGGCAGTTGTTGATAGGTAGACTGTGGCGTCGGCTGCTGAACAGGCTGTTGTGCAGGTGCAGTTTGGGGAGGTTGTGATACACCACCACGTGCCTCTATCTTATAACATCGAATGGATGCCATACGTTTAAGTTCTCCATCCAAGTTCGTCCACGAACGACCTTGTAAGACAAATGATACAGTAACAACATCACCCTGATTAAAGCGGTCAAGTTCTGCACACTTATCGCCTGAAAACTCTAAGGGAATAATGTTTTCATACTCGCTACGCTCTCCCGTATAAGGGTCGTAAGTAGTAGCATCTAAAATAAACTCCCGTTTTGTAAATGAGGAACCACCGTTTTTGGATGGTATTTGAACGGTTTGTCCAATTTCGATTATCCGTCCGGTTATTTGGTTTGCCATTAATTTTCTCCTCCAAAAATCTTTTTATCGGTTATAAGTTCTCTGTTTTCTTCCAAGAACCGGATAAACTCCTCACAATGATTAGTAAGAATAGGAATATCACGTTCAGGATTGAAAACGTATGTTTCTGTATAGGTATCTACCACATAACCGCCTTTGTTGAACTCTACAATGTTATACTCAAATATCCGTACATCAGACCCATTCTGCATAAGAGCATAAGGATAAACTAAATGCTGGTGGTGATCTTTGAACTTTCCCACGGTATAACTACCGGTTGTTTTGATGTCGTGGACGCTGGCCGGCATCAGCTCGTCAATTACCCCATAAACCAAAACATTGCCGTATGCGGTTGGAATAATCGCTTCTACTCTTTGTTGGGTTAATGCTCCTTTGAAGTAACCGGAAAACTCTCGGCAAAGTGAGATTGGGAAAGTAAAAACACGATTATTATAGGTAGCTTTCAAACCTATAACCTCGTTGGTCTGAACCTCATCGTAATACAAAGGTTTACCTGTTTCGTCACAAGCTCCTTCGCGTATTACCTTATATATCTTTTCAACCTGCACAGTTTCGGATTTCCGATTTTCAACCATACAGTCAATAACCTCATTAAAGGCTGTTCCCTTGTCTGCCGCTTCGCTATCGAATGGCTTGCGGTTGATACGGTCTATCAGTTCTTGAAACTGTTTTTGCCGGAACTCTTCTTCCGTACATGGCGGATTCTCACTCCACCCATAATAACGCTCATATATGACATCGCTATTAAGGTAATTGAAGTAAGAATCCAACAATGTTGCATATATACGATAGTTAAGCTGCATCTGAGTAGATTTTAGTTTCCTTATTGAATACCAGTCCCAAAGCCTTTACCTTTGCAGCAAACAAACTTCTCGCCATCATCAAAGAACTACCAACGTGTTCAAACTCATTAATATGAGAGGCGAACTCATTAGCGGACTTGGCATCAGTTATAAATTCGATACTTTCTTTGATTTCCTCTATCACCTTATCATACTTTTCCTGTGCCTCTTTCTTGGCAGCAAGCATACCCAAATACGAATTTATTATCTTGGCGGTGATAAAGTCGTTCTTTGCGGTTGGATTACCATTCTTGTCAAGGATGGTAGGAACTTCCATCACTGAAGGAAGATTGCAAGTATTCTTACCGTCATTTCTTGAAGTTGGGTCAAAAGTGATAGTACGTCTTTGGACGCCTCTTTCGCTTTTCATTTCAAGATAACCGAGCAAATCCAGTTCAGTAACGATAGAGTTGTAGGATTTTTCACGCAAGGCAGGGATAAACACCGTATCATCACCTTCTTTTCTTGTGTCGCGATGGGCAACGAAAATGATGTGCTTGTTAAGCCCCGAAAGTGTTCGTGTCATCCATGAAAACTCTGCATTGATACCGCTCCAATCACGGATGGACGGCTGGCGGGTTCCACACTTGTGAGTAATGATGAAGTCCATCATCTTGCCGATGGTATCTACTACAATGGTCTGATAAGCGGACAAGTCCTCTTGAAGAACTTGCTGAACATCGCTCCATGAAGTGACCTGTACTGTGTCTATATTCTCCAAGTGCGCCATGTTCATGCGCTTCACGCCGTTATCGAAGTCCAACAGCAGCGGTTTCGGTGCGCTCAATGCTACCGTACTCTTTCCCATTCCGGCTTGACCGTAAATCATCATCTTCACGGTGGTCGGGATAACTAATTCATTACTTTTCTTAATCAGTGACATAATCGTAAATTTTATAGGGTTATTTGTTCAGATATTTACTCATTTTAAAAGCATTAATAGCGGATTGTATCTCGAACTTGGAATATATGATAGGAGAATTTCTGGATGAGCCTTTTCTTTTCTTATGCACCAATCCTTCTTTCTCTAACTTTTCCAAAAAGTTAGGTTCATACCCAAGTGTCTTTAACCATCTGAACGCTTCTCTTTGCTTGATTTCATCAGATACAGGAGACCGTTTCTTCTCACTGGCAGCTGCACCAAGCTCCGCCATGTCCATGCAGATATTTTTAAATTCAAATAATTCAAGTCTTACCTCCATACCGTCCAGTTCTTTCAATTCGTTCAACTCTCGTTCTTCGTCCCCTTCTCATATCGCCCTGTTCGTGATAGAGCGAAAAAGAAAAGATGCACAACAGGCAGAAAGCAACAGCCGACCTAATAGTAGGTGAAAAGTCCATCGTGAACTTCATACCAGCTATTCTCTCATATAGCATGGTTGCCAGTTCTCTGCCGTTCCTTACGTTCAAAATCTCAAAAGCTCTTTGCAGTTGGTTGTTTATCGTGCTGACCGCTCGGCATTTGAGGTTTGCAATTTCTTTTTTCTCATACCCTTGTGCATACATTCGTGCCGTAATCTCGCATTCAGGTGTAAGTTCATTAAAAACTCTCTTCATAATCGTGTAAGTCAGCTGATTAATAATTGCGAATAACCTCAATATATCCGGCTTCCCTGTTAGTGTCCACCGAATACAAAGTTTGCTTCTTGTCTATTATCCGATCAATCCTTGCCAGCCTGTTAAGATCAGCGGTACACCTGCGAAGCTGTCCGGCAAGTTTGTCGCTAAAGTCAAAGCTGATTCTGTCATTCTTCTTTTTCAGCTTTTTCTTGATTTCTGTTCTTTCTTTCAGTTCTTTTGCCATAAGAGTAAAATTTAATTAATGATTCGTGGATGGTAAGGGAATCGAACCCCTCTCAATCGTGCCAATTGTTTGCGCAACACGAAGCTCTAACCGATAAGCTAACCATCCGATTAAAAAAGGTGCACTATCCTCACGGACGGCACACCCAGTACAAACACAATATAAAACACGAATATCTAATCTATTATCAGAACAATGCTTTTAACCGCGTTCTTGAAATGATCAAACTTCCGGTTCAAATCACTCCAAGATTTATACCATGTATTTTTCTCTTCAGCTAATTTCTCGTTAGCCTCTTCCAGTTCCTGCACACGCCTTACTAAATCTTCATGCGTCATGCCTCTTAATTCTTCCACTGTCATAACCGTATAAATTTAAAATGTCGTTAAAAAGGTAGGAGTCGAACCTACTTCTTGTAAGCTAAATGAATATATAAATTAGAATATAAGTTAATACCAACAATTAATCGCTTACACGCATTCCAACAATGCTACTTCATAAATTACCGCCCAGCTGGTTTACAAGGTGATTGTGCACTCATCCCCATGCGCCTTGTGCCGGATTATAGGACTACCTTTTAGCGGTCTGTTTTAAGTTCTCTATAAGTTATTCTCATGAGCGACACACACCCTACACATATAACACTCATTATAGTGATAGAGAATATTTTCATAGGACTGTAAGTAGTAATAGCCCCGTAAAGCATACCGGCAGCACATATACTAACCAATATAGATAAAACGAATTGGATTGTTTTCATAATCGTATAAATTTAAATAAGTATCTGTACCCTAATCGAATAGCAGAACCTTATTTCAGTTCAGTACAGACTATAAGACCTTTCAGCGATACTTGTGCCTAACCAAGCTACTCACCACGCTAAAGACAAATTGGCGTGCTGAAAGTAAAAATCATTTCAACTTCGTGGCTTTACCACCATCAGACATATACAACCATTCGCCCATTGTCGGCTTATCCTCGGTTGCTATCGGTGTCAATTCCGTTCCACTTGCACCCACCACTATCCACCATCACTGGCTTCGCTTACGTGCCTTCGCAGAAATATATCTTTTTATCGTATCAATATGTCAAAGAACCAATCAATAGTACCCTACCCGATTCTCGCTATCGGTTGCCGTTCAATCCGTCCGTAGGGCTGTCGTGCATTGCATAATCGTGTATTATGCGTATCGGCTGATACCTTGTACCCGGCATAGAGCATCGTAATCCATACCATCATCTTCACAAGTCTCAAAACCTTTTAAGGCATCTTCCAAACTGTCTATCTCATCCGTTATCAACTGGATAGCTTCTTTTTTGCTATCAGCATTGAACATCAGGCAAACAGTCCTTTCATCGTTGTTGTGAGCTGCCTCTAAATCTTTATAAAGGCTATCCAACTGCTGGTTAATCGTGTAAGCATTCATATCCATATCTTTTATGCGATTGACATCAGATTAGCTTTTTTGAAGCATCTGAATTCTTGGCGTTCAGTATCATAGTAAGTCTGGACGGTATCATTCTTTTTTCTGTTGTCAGTACCAGTGATGGCAGGCATCAGCTTTTCATTTAGTGTACCGTATGCCTCACGAACAGAACCGTCCACTTTTTTGAAGTAGAACTTCACTATCTTCTTCTTCATCTCACCTTTCAGTTTCAAATTAGCCCAAGCCACCTTCATTGCTTCGCTCATGGTGTAGCCATTACGCTTAACGAACTGCCAAGCAAGGCTCATTACTTCGTGTAAAAATTCTCTTGTTCTCATAATCGTGTATTTTAATATGTTTATACTATTTGAAATCTGAATTAATCTTCGTTTCTTTGTATCAAGTTAATTTGATGATGCAAATATACTATCAATTTTGATTATTAATATCATTTTTGATTATTATTTGTGTTAATAATATCTAATTTGATATATCAAAAATGACAACATTAAGACAAATAATTAAAAATCAAGGTGTTACAAACAAAGTTGTTGCAGATGCTTTAGGTATAGAATCTACGAACATAGGTAGATATGATGATTTATCTAAAAGAAAATTATCAGAATTGATAACCATATCAAAATCTTTAAATATGTCTCTAAGTGAACTTATTCAACAATCAGTAAGCGATGACGTTGAGCTAGAGGAAGTAACCATTATTAACAGGCCCAAATACACTGAAAAAGTAGAAGAAAATGGGGAACTCTATCTATATGATATTGAAGCTGCTGCAAATTTGAAATCACTTTTAGTAAATAAGGATCAAAATATATTAGGGAAAATAAGTATACCTAACATACCCAAATGCGATGGTGCAGTATATGTAAAAGGAGATTCTATGTATCCTTTGTTGAAATCAGGAGATATCATAGCTTATAAAGAAGTACCTGTAGAAATACAACATATATTTTACGGGGAAATGTACTTAGTTTCAATAGATATAGAAGGAGAAGAATATCTAACCGTTAAATACATAAATCAATCAGAGAGAGGATGTGAGTGGATTAAATTGGTAAGTTATAATCAACATCACCAACCCAAAGACTTTCCTTTATCTTCGGTTAGGGCGCTAGCTTTAGTTAAACTAAGTATTAGAATGAACACTATGAAATAACATTATGAAATTCAACCAATACCTTTGGAACCTATATAAAAACTCTCCGGAAGGGAAAGCTGTCATATCCAGTTTTTCAGACAGAAAGGAATGGATAGACGAGGAGCAGCTTTTAGAACGCTATAACCCAAGTATCAAAGACAATTTCAACAAAGAAATTATATGCGAAATACTGGAAGATTTTTGGTGCTATAAAGTTTCCGATTTTGAAGGTATAGAATATCCGTCACTTGATGAAGCCGAGGGAATATACAAAGAAATTATCTCTACAGGATTACGGATAGAAGATGAAGAAGTATTGAAAATAGGCGATTTCGATCGGATGCTTGATTATATTCCATTCTTATCAATGGAGTTAAACTACTTGCTTGCTGACTATTTCTTTCCATATTTGTACATTGATAAGTTTCATGAATTGAAAAAGTTATCCGACCATTTCGATATAGAACTTCCACCTACTCCCAAGAAGCCGGACTATAAGGCACGGTGTATGTATTACTGGGAACTATGCAAGGCACTATATCAGTTCAGAACGGAAAACAACTTGACACCCGATGAATTGAGTGCTTTCATGTATGATTATGTACCAAATCTTCTAAGCACGGAGGAAAAGAGTGAAATTCCACAACCATCACAAGCATGGTTCATTGGTGGATTAATAAGAGGATATGGTGAACATTGGACTACCGGCTTTTGGCAAACCAATCAAGAAACTAAGAAAGGAGATATTCTTGTTCATTACGAGACATCACCTATAAGCGCAATTACTTGTTTGTGGATAGCGCAAGTAGATGGGGTGATTGATCCGTTTACGCATTATTACAGCAACACTTATATAAGTAACAGAATAGCCATTCCTCACATCACATTAAAAGAGCTTCGGGAAGATGAATACTTCTCCAGCCACCCGCTCATAAGAAAGAACTTTCAAGGAGTGAACGGATGGTCAATGAGTAGCGAGGATTATTCAGAACTCCTGCGAATGATAAAGGCAAAAGGATTTGATATTAATATTCTTCCGAAGTTGTATGCACCTACATTGCCTAAAAATCTTGATATTAGAAAAGAAAAAGATGTAGAGAAGCTGCTTTTAGAACGACTACTTAATTCTATGGACTGGTATGAGAATAAAGATTTCATTCGTGAATTAGGAATAAAAGCGGGTAGAGGGCATCGGATATTTCCGGATTACGCTTTGCATTATGACAACAAGCCAAATGAAGAAAAGGCAAAAGTTTTGATAGAAGCAAAGTTGCACATGAAAAATAATCAAGCGATAGAAGATGCTTTCATACAAGCTAAATCATATGCTCAATTGTTGGAGTCATCTGTTATTGTCCTGTGTGACAAATATTATCTATTTGTATATGAAAAGAAGCAATCTTTTGATCGGAATAGTTATAAAAGATACACATGGTTGGATATGGAAAATCCCGACATTTTCAACGAATTAAAGAACAAACTAAATATTTAAGATTATGATTGACTTTCTAACCATTATACTCCTAATATTCGGAGTACTGCAAATTATCCTCTTCTTCAAAGTATGGGGAATGACAAACGACATCAAAGATATAAGGAACAAGTATCTCAAAGACGAGGATGAGAAACAAAGAAAAAACACAGAGTATGACGCTATAACCAAAATAAGTGGCGGTTCCAAACCAACAATATAAGCCGGGCATCATTTCCCGGCTTTAACATGAAAATCTCCTTTGTTTCAACATTGTTTCAACATCAAACGAAAACGAAAAATATAAATAGGTGACAAACAGCAGATTAAGAAGTAGAAAAAATTAGCCAGATGAGCTAATACCCCGAGAAATAATAACGATGCAAAGATACATAGAAAATCAATAATACAAAGCTTTTGGGAAAGTTTTTTTTCATGTGAACAAAAAATTTATTTGCCACTTTTACTCCAAAGAGTTACTGTTGCGTGAAATTGTTAACCAATAGCTGACCAAGTTTAATAGCATAACAAGCGGATAACCCCGATTTGTGACAAGTCGGAGCTATCTAAATCATAAGTTAAAAGTTATTATGAAAAATCATTGTTGTATCAATACTATACCCCATCGGCATAATAACAGTCACAATAGTTACACGAACACCAAAGGGATCCCCACAGAAAGCTTCATTGGGAATACGGTGTATTTAGCTATGAATAACAACTATATGTCAAGAATGGATAGGATCGGAAAAAAGTCATACTGAAGCATCTTAGTAAAAGAACAATCATCGTCCTATCAAGTGCTACCCGGCATTATCTATATCAGTCCGGCAAAAGCATGAAAGGAGAAATATACCGAATATCCTAGAAGAGAAAGAAATATTCATGTCCGCCAATAACAAATCCACCACAAATACAACCAAGGGTTGCTGCTATTAACGGCTACGTACCATTTCAATTACAGCACTGTATTTCACAACTCTATGATTGGCAAGGCAAAAAAAGATGTAAAAATTGCATTAAACCTCCCCTATCGGCTTGGACCAAACTTCCTCTTTCGTTTCTTTACACATTACGGAAATAGTTCCTCCAACAAAATCCTTCACATATCCTTTGCGTTCAGCCAACATATCTTCCGCCATTCTAATGGCCTTAGCCTTATCTTTCAATGAAAATCCTTTATTAGCAAAATCATTACCTTCTTTAAAATATATATCATAAGTTTCCATTGTATCACCTTTTTAAATTTGAGTGGCAAAGATAAAACCTACAATTATTATGCACAAGAGATTTCTTAATTATTTTTCGAATATCGTCAAGAAACAATTTAACTAAAAAAATTCCCGACTTATCACAAGCCGGGAATTCATGTAAAAGCACTATTATAAATATACTAACTATTGCAAAATTTTACCATCTTCACCTAAGAACAATGTCTGTTCATGAGCATCACTTGTCAACACATTAATTTTATAAATACGGCTTCCATCAATGCCATAGGCCATAAAAGCCTGCTTTATCATAGCACCTTCCAATGCAAGCCTGTCCATCACGGCTTCCGGCACATCATTCATATAGATTTCCGAGAAAACCAACTTCTTAGATTGTTGAGGCTTTTCCACTACCGGAACCTCTACCGGAGCCGCTTGAGCAAAAGAAACAGACACGCCTAAAGTCATCACTAATACCAATGTTACTAATACCTTTTTCATAATTACTTTATTTTTTATTTATTTTTACCGACAACAATAAAACAAGAAGCGCGCCACAAATCTGCTCATTTTAATATCTAACTAAAAATCAGCTACATACATATACATTTTTTCATTTCAGGAGTGTAGATTCCTGTTGACAACACCACAAAAGTGTGGAAAAAATCCACAAAATCAGGTTTTATACCGGCGAACAAAAAGTATAGCCAAGCTGTTTTATCAACCTCATCAAAACATTTAAATACCATGAAGAAGAGATGTTATTCTATATGTGTAATATTATGGGTACTGATCACCACCTTGTCTGCTACCTCTCCCACTACATTTCATATAGCACTGAAAAAGATATATCCACATGCCACGAACGTAAGCTGGAGCCAACAAGGGAATTATTATGTGGCCTCTTTTATCCAAAATGGTTTTGAAAAAGAAGTATGGATGAACGGTAATGCCCAATGGGTAATGACTAATACCGATTTACAAACTACAGATCAACTGACACCTAACGTATATAATGATTTTACATTGAGTCCATACGCCATGTGGACTGCCACCAATGTAAATCTCATAGAATTTCCTAAACGAACCACTCTGTACGTAATTACTGTTAACCTAAACAATTCGTCGGCCACCAAACAATTATTCTACACACTGAATGGCAGGTTATGGCAAACACGTGACGTCAGTTATATCAATCCTACATTATCCCCCGGAATCTTTGAATTCTAATACTATTATGACTGAACAAATAACATTTCCGGAAAAGGGACATATCAACAATTGGCAAACGATTATAAACTAGCATTTTAAAGTAAAATAATAAAAGAATCTACATTTTCAGGGCGTTAAATTAATGTAAAAAACTGTTTCATTTCCCATCCCCCTTACCTCATTTTACTACTTTTGCGCACACTCAGCCTATAAATGTGCAAAAGTTATCATGGAACTAGAACAGAGTTTTATTGCTCTTATCGAGCAAAGTATAAAAACAAATTGGTATTTAAACGCTCTTACAGACTATAAAGGCATCACATTACAATACAGAGATGTGGCCCGTAAAATAGAGAAAATACATATCTTGCTGGAAAATGCCGGCATTGAGAAGGGAGATAAAATAGCCATCTGCGGGCGTAATAGCGCTCATTGGACAGTAACTTACCTTGCCGTCATCACCTATGGTGCCGTAGTAGTACCTATCCTACATGAATTCAAAGCCGATCAGGTACACAATATTGTAAACCACTCTGAAGCCCGCCTGTTGTTCGTAGGCGATCAGATATGGGAGAACTTGAATGAAGCAGCCATGCCTCATTTGGAAGGTATCATAGAATTGAAAGATTTCGGTGTACCCGTATCCCGTTCGGAAAAACTGGCTTATGCCCGCGACCATCTGAATGAGATATTCGGGCACAAATTCCCTTGCAGATTTCGTCCCGATGATATTTCTTATGAAAAAGAAAAATCAGAAGACCTGGCCATCATTAATTACACTTCAGGTACTACCGGATATTCCAAAGGCGTAATGCTGCCTTATCGTAGCATACTCTCCAACGTGCTCTACTGTAAAGAAAAAATAGGTCTGAAAGCAGGTGACAGCGTCGTATCCATGTTACCTTTGGGACACGTATTCGGCATGACTTTCGATTTTCTTTACGGTTTCACAGCAGGCGCCCATCTATGGTTTCTTACCCGCATGCCATCGCCCAAAATCATAGCCGAATCATTTGCGGAAATCCGCCCGCGCGTCATAGCTTGCGTGCCACTGATTGTGGAAAAAATATTCAAGAAAAATATTCTTCCCAAGGTAGACAACAAATTAGGTAAACTGCTATTACATGTTCCCATCATCAGCGATAAGATAAAAGAACTTATCAAGCAGAAGGCGATGGAAGTTTTCGGCGGAAATTTCATCGAAATCATCATCGGAGGGGCTCCTTTCAATGCCGAAGTGGAAGCCTTTCTAAAAATGATAGATTTCCCATACACCATTGCATACGGAATGACTGAATGTGGTCCCATCATCTGCCATAGTCATTGGACAGAACTGAAACTGGCATCTTGCGGAAAAGTTGCCGCACGTATGGAAGCCAAGGTACTGTCTCCTAACCCATCAGCCATTGCGGGTGAACTGGTATGCCGTGGAGCCAACCTGATGTTGGGCTATTATAAGAACGAGGAAGCGACACGGCAAGTCATTGATACTGAAGGATGGTTGCATACAGGCGATATGGCGACAATAGACGAAGACGGAAATGTTTTTATCAAAGGACGTTGCAAAAACCTGTTACTCACTTCTTCCGGACAAAACATTTATCCGGAAGAAATAGAGTCCAAGCTAAACAATATGCCATACGTGTCAGAGTCACTGATTATTCTGCAACAAGACAAACTGGTGGGCCTAATCTATCCGGATTCCGATGATGCTTTTGCTCACGGCTTGAGCCAATCAGACCTTGTACGGGTAATGGAAGAAAACCGCCTTGAACTGAACAAACAATTACCGGCATTTTCCCAAATAGCCCGCTTCAAGCTATATCCTGAGGAATTTGAAAAAACAGCCAAAAAAAGTATCAAGCGCTTCTTGTACCAAGATATAAAAGAATAAATCAAAAAAAGCTCTCTTCATAATATGAAGATGTATCAAAAGTAAAATGGCGTATCATTTTGCCAGTAGGGGCAAGGTTCGCTCGCCCAAAAATAGTTTGCTTATGCATTTGGGCAGGCAAACCCTGCCCCTACAGTTGACAAGGGATATTCAGTAAATGTCTCTAAAAAATAAGATGGCATATGAAGATGATAGGGCATGACCATTTCATATGCCATT